TATTCCATCCGGTGCTTCTTTCCCCACATCTGGGTATTCTTCTGGTGATTATTATTTCAATACCACTCTTGGGGTTCTTGGGTGTCACAATGGAGGGACGGCAGGAGACGATACGGATTGGGATTATGTATCGCTGACCGACCTGGGGGGCGTGAGTACCACGGATTTCAACGATCATAGTGCCCGCCACGAGAATGGCGGAAGTGACGAACTTTCCCTGGACGCATCGCAAATAGCGACGGGGGCATTAGCAGTGGCACGCGGCGGTACCAATACCACCTCCCTGACAGGCAGCCGCGTCCTGAAAAGCGCAAGCGATGGGCTGAGCATAGAGCCGCTAACTGGCTCAGGCTTCCTCAAGCTTGCCAGCGGTGCGCCGAGTGTGGCGGCGTTGACAGCGGGAGATATTACTAGCGGGGAACTAAGCGTGGCCCGCGGTGGGACGGGGGCTTCATCGCTTCCGAACTTATCCAAACGACTATACACCGCAACAGGTGTAACTGCGAGTCCAGGTTGGGCTATGGTCCCTCTTGACACATCCGAAACAGGCTACGCGAACACTGGTTGGACTGGAAGCCCCGATTACAAATGGACTCCTTCCGTTGCGGGATTTTATCTTATAACGTGGCTTGTTGTGTGGGATGACACAAATATGTCAGCAGGGAAAACGCTTATCGCAGCAATAAGAAAGAACGGAACGTTAGCTGGCATGTCTCGTGGAGTTGTTGGCACAGTAACATTTTATGGGTTTTCAGGCGCAAAAATACTGTATATGAACGGTTCAACGGATTATGTCCAGCTGGCGGCATACCAGGGTTATTCCGACCCTGAATATCGCGGCGGGGAAGGGTACACATACCTCAACGGGATGCTTCTGGCGGGGGATGACAATATATAGAAGGAAAAACCCGCCGACGGAAGTTTTGAAATCGCAGCAACAGGAGCCGACAGATGATATATAGCTCGCATATCGAGGAGAAAATCCGCCACCACGAAGCCGAACTGTCACAGTGGCGGGCACGCCGCCAGGAGCTACTCAACGCGCTACGGCAAGCAGAGCAACAAATCACCGCACACAGCGCGGTCATCGAGGCGTTTTTGGGACTGCACGCCGAAACCACACCGAAACCAGAGTATCCGCCGCAGGATGTGGCGGATTGAGGACACCGACACCGACACCGACACCGACACCGACACCATTTTGAGGGTTAAATGTGCCAAAGCCATATGATCGCCAACCAGGAGAAACACAGGCTGCCTACACCCACTTTCTCTATTACCGCAATCTCGGCCCTACGCGGACCATTGCGAATGCGTATCGCAAGTACATGGAGGATGGGGGACACAAGCCAAAGGGCAAGAACCGGCAGACATCAGGGCATTGGCATCGAGAGGCAAATAGACATAATTGGCATGATAGGGCCTTATCCTGGGATATTGATAACCTGCAATCGCAGGGAGAGCAGGTTATCATCTTTCAGATGGAGCTTCTCAAGGCCATCCAGCAGCGCGTATTGGAGTCGTTAGAAAATGGTATCGCACCAGACAAATTCGAGGACCTCATCAAAACGCTTGAGTTACTTTCCAAAATTATCCCTGGCGAAGCAGCCGCAAGCCTCTATCTTTCCCGGCAGCCAGAAGGGGAAGGCGAAGACGGGGATGGTGAGGAGTGACCCGCTCAACCCGTTTGCGTGGAACCCACACCCTGGGCAACAACAAATTCTTCGCGAGGCACGCCGATTCAATGTGGCGAACATGGGTCGCCGCTTTGGGAAAAGCGAAATGGCGGCCCGTCTTACGGAGAAGGCGTATGTAGACGGTCTTCCGGTGGCGTATTGTGCGCCCACCCACAAGATGCTGGCTGAGGTGTGGCGACTGGTCAAATATCTGGTCGCAGACATCACAGAGCACCGCTCGGAGCAGCAACATCGTCTTGTGCTGAATGGCGGGGGGGTGATAGAGATGTGGTCACTCGAACATTTCGACACGATTCGGGGGCGGAAATATGCTCGGTTGATTCTTGACGAAGCCGCGATGGTGAGGAAATTTGAAGAGGCATGGACGAGTGTTCTTCGCCCAACCCTTGCAGACTTTGAGGGGGATGCGTGGATTTTCTCCACACCGAAGGGGTTCAACTATTTTCGTCATCTCTGGGAGTATGGGCAGGATGAGAGGAGGACGGAATGGATGTCCTGGCAAATGCCGACGAGTGCCAATCCGTACATCAAGGAGGAAGAAATCGAAGCGATGCGCTCAGAGCTTCCCTCCACGGTGGCTGCGCAAGAGATAGATGCACAGTTTATTACGGACGGCACAGTATTCCGCCGGGTCATAGAGAATGCAACAGCGGAGGAGTTGCATGAAGGGGTGAGGGGGGGAACCTATGTTATGGGGATTGATTGGGCGAGGAAGAACGACTACACCGTTTTTGTGGTGTTGGATGCAAGGACCAGGACAATGGTCGCGATGGACCGGTTCTCCGACATTTCTTTTACCCTGCAAATGAGACGCTTTCGTGTGCTCTACGAACGATTCCGTCCGTATGATGTGGTGGCGGAAGAAAACAATATAGGATTGCCGCTTGTTGAAGAATTGCAACTCCGCGGTTATCCGGTATCAGCATTTACGATGACCCAGCAATCCAAGAATGACCTGGTTATCAACACGTCAATCCTCCTGGAGCAAGATGCCGTGACGCTGCTCAATAATCCATCCCTGATAGGGGAGATGTTGGCGTTTGAGGGGCAACGGCTGCCCGGTGGCAAAATGCGTTATGCGGCTCCAGAGGGGGGACATGACGATCAAGTGATTGCGCTCATGCTGGCACTCACGGCATGCTATGAAAACTCAAGTGTGTTTCTGTAACATTGTTACAGTTCCAGGGCATCCAATGTGGCACAACAACCGTCCTATAATACCGATGCGATTCGCGAGCTTCTTCGCGCTGCCTACAGTAATGGGGAATTGGATATTCTGGTGTATGACTGGTTTCGTCCGATCTATGGTACTTTGTCGGGGATAACGGGGAAGGATCAGAAAATCCAATGCCTTCTTGAGTTTGTGGAACGATATGGGATGTATGAAGTGTTACTGGAGCAGGTACAGCAGCATAATTCATTCCAGTATGCACGATTTGCAGAAGAGCTAGAGAAAGACCCACTCCCTGTTCTTACCCCGAAGTCGGGGCGTCTGGATGATCTGGCGCAGGCGTATTTTATGACACTAGATGCGGTTAAGATGTTGGAGAAACAGAAGCGGCGATACGGAACGGGGTTTGTTCCGGCAAGATTTGCTGTTGAGTTGAGTAGGCGAAGGGAGGATATTCCTCGCCTCAAGCATCGGTTGGAGCGGGCAATGGAAAAAGAGGATGTGTTAATACGAGAAGCAGAGGAAGTGTTGGATATACGGAGGAAACGCCTGGAGGATATACGAGAAAAAGTTTCTCGTTACCACAACAAGGAGCATGGCTAGGGGTGGATCATGATGTGGTGGTTTTTTGGCTCCTTCTGTTGCTTCTTATTGGGGTGCTTAGCAGTGGAATTGTATTTGTTTTTCTCCTATATCGCATCTTCTTCGTGCTGGAGAAACTGGCGGGAATATCCCGATCTCTGCGAGACGAACTCAACCAATGCAAACAAACTATTGAAGAAGGGCAACGAACTATTCTTCATCGAACGGTGGATAACGAAACGAAAATAACGCAACAGGCGGCCGATATTCATACAGCGATTGGTGATCTTATGGTCTTGGTCATGAAGTATTACGATAAGTACGATAATACCCCTGGTGATACGTAGATGCGAGGCAAGGAGGGTTCTATGAACACACCTGAAATGATAATGGTTATTACGATAACGGCAATACTTGTTGAACGTATTGTTGAATATATCTCACAACCGTTTCCCTCAATCCCAAAGTACGGCAAACTGGTCCTTTCCCTGGTTCTGGGGATACTGTTTGCGGTCTTTTTGCAGTTGGATGTCTTTGTTCTTCTGGGGGTCGAGCCGGTATCCCCCTATGCTGGGCAGGTTTTGACCGGTCTGGTCTTTGCCGGCGGCTCGAACCTGGTGAATGACATCCTGAAACGGGTAGGGGTCAAGTTGTGAACTGGATGCGGAAATCTCTCTTACTCCTTTCTTTCCTCTTCTGCGTACTGGTCTCCGCTCCCACCAGTGCGCAGGAGGGGTCTCCTGCGCTTCCCTGGCGGGTGAAGCCTTCTGCGGAGACGCGGCAGGCCCCCTCTGATGGGGCGCAGGTTGCAACGTCTTCACGGGCCGCCACAGAGGTCTGCCTGCCGGTCATTGGCACCTGTCGAGGGGTGTCTTGTGCATGGTGGTGGCGTTGCGATGGATTGGGGTTCCTGCACGCGCAGGATTTTACGATTCTCTCCTCTGGAGACTCTCCTACTCCGTCCTCCATTTCCCAGGACAGTCTGCTTCTTTCGGCACACCGAACCCGAACGGGGCAGGCTGTCCGCTTTATCCTCCCCCACACCTCTCGCTCAGGGCAGGAGATACAGGAGATAGTTCTGACCTATTGGCTGAATGCGACCGCAGTAGGGGTTGACCCCACCCTCTTGATTGCCCAGGCGGTTCATGAGACGGGCTATTTTGATTCCTGGTGGTCGCAGCCTCCCCGTCGCAATCCCGCAGGGCTTGGTGTGACCGGTGCGTGTGCATGGAAGAAGCCATCGTACAGTACATGGCAATGGGATGGAACAAAGTGGTGCGAGGGGTTGGCGTTCGCAGATTGGCATGATGCGACACGAGCGCATATTGGGCGTGTCCTGGCCTACTCCATGACCGATGAGGAGGCAACGCCTCAGCAGCAGGTTGGTATTGATGAGGCATTGTCGTTACGCTCCCTCCCGTCGCATATTCGCGGTACTGCGAAAACGCCCGCCGGGTTTGATGGGGTTTGGGCCGTCCCAGGGGTTGGGTATGGAGCACGGATAGCAACGATAGCAGAAGGGATACGAAATGAGTGATTTTGAGAAGCTGCCCTATATCCCACGGGTGGTGGATACCGCAACTGCCACCATTGCCGAAGATGCAGACAGCAGTGATGCGATATTCGTTGGTGATTATGCCCTCTTCGGTATCGTGATGCCGTCAACATGGACAGCCGCCGATATAAGCTTTGAGGTTTCCCTGGATGGTACGACGTACCAGCATATGTACGATGAGACAGGCGCAGAGGTGTCTATAACACCAACGGCAGGCACAACCCTCATGTTTGAAGCAGACTTCGCCTCTCGCTTCCTGGGAGCGAAATATGTCAAGATACGCAGCGGTGTGTCCGGCGCATTTGTGAACCAGGCGGGGGCGCGGACGTTGACTATCATCGGAAGGGGTATGACATGAGGGGTCTTTTGTGGTTCGCACGGCAACCGCTGATAGGAAGAGAGGAATGATGCAGACAGAAACCCAATACACGGCATTACGGGACCATGCGGCGGAGTTCACCGGGGAAGCAGCGAAACTCCTCGGCCAGTTCTATGCCGATCTCCTGAAGAACAAGGTTCCCGGAGAGTTGGCGCACAACTTGACGATGGAGTACGCAAGGCAGTATGTCTTTGCTCCGAGGAATGGGAAAGATGACCCCCCGTTGAAAGACGGGCAACCGGGTGACGGGAAAAAGAAAGCAAAATAACGCATGGCTGGACTGTATCTCCCCGATGGGGTCTACCTCTCAGACGGCTACAATATCAAAGACATCTCCCTGCAAAATCTCAATGGATGGGATCGGTATTGGGGAGGGCAAAAAGACACGCGCGAGACCTACGAGATGGTCTCGTTTTTGGCACATCGAGTCCCGTATCTCCAACGGGCGATAGATATTCGTGCCAAGACCGTGGCGTCGGTACCGTTTGATCTCATCCACAAGAAGGGGGAAGTCGCAGACCTGGGGAACGGCTATTTTCGGTCGGACTCGGACGAACCAGTGAATGAATCTCCGCTGTATGCACCGCTGATGAATACTATCCGCAGCCGTCTCTATCGTACAGAGACGGCGTTGTGCATCTATGGTCAAGCGTACTGGATACTCGAACGCAATCGGATAGGGGCAAATCTCTCTCCTCGCTGGGCGCATCCCCGCACAATCACCCCCCACTATGATGAGTCTGAGGGCCTGATAAAATTCACACGGCATATCGGCAACAAGGAATGGACGTACCCGGTACGGAATGATAAAGCCCGTGGTCTGGCTTACTTCTGGGTTCCGAACAGGAAAAATCCTCAC